AGGAGACACATTTTTAAGAACTATACGGAGAACGAAAGATACAATAGCTTTGTATATGCCTGATTCATTAAAATTTAGTTATGGTCAAAGTTACAGACCCTTAGAACTTGGTAGTGGAGCATTAGCTATGGGTGCAGCTTTTGCTTCATCAGCTTATGACACAATTGTAAATAAAGACGCATCTAACATAGCACCTTTTATTACTAATTATGTAGCTCAAAAATCTGGTCAACCTATACTTAAAGCATTATCTGTAGCGGGAACAGGCCTTGTTACTAATCCAATGTTGGAATTAATTTATTCTTCACCTAGTTTTAGAAATTTTTCATTTAATTTTATGTTGTACCCTAGATCCGAAAAAGAAGCGGAACAGGTTCAAAAAATATTAGAAACACTAAGATTCCATTCGGCTCCAGAAATTAAAAGAAATACAGGAGGATTTTTTCTTATTCCGCCGTCAGAATTTGATATTTCATTCATGTATAATGGCAGACCCAATCCCAACATTGATAAAGTTTCAACTTGTGTTTTAACGAATATATCAGTTGATTATGCACCAAAAGGATTTCATGCATATGAAGTTGGTGGAGAAAATGATGCTAAACTTGGTAGAACCGGTATGCCAGTTGGTATTGGTTTGTCATTAACATTTATGGAAACACAAATTCTCACTAAAGAATATCATAGAAATTCTACTTTTGATAAAGTAGATATCCAAAATCCAGGTGGTTCTGCCGCCATGGGAAGTGCTATGAATAGTGCTCAAGATGGTCCTGGCAATAATCCTAATCCTTTTTAACAAATACAAATTGAAATATGGCAAACTATTTCTATAATTTTCCAACGACATACTATATCAATTCAGATGATAATTCTGATTTAGATGTTGTTACCGATATAACAAAGCGTGTAGCTTTTGAACAAGAATTCAAAAAGAATTCTGCTGCTTATATTAAATTTGTTGTTACTGATGAAGATACACCAGAAATTACAGCATTTAAATTTTATGGTGATGCTGAAAAACACTGGATAGTTTTGATGATGAATGACATTATTGATCCTCAATTTGATTGGCCAATGAAAGAAAGAGATTTAATTAAATTTATTAATAACAAATATTCAGCTAATGCTTCAAATAATCAAACTGGTTTAGAGTGGGCTCAATCTAACATCCAATCTTATTATAAAGTGCAAACCAAAACTATAGTTTCCACGGGTGAAAAATCTGAAGATAAAATTAAGGTTGATAGTGGAACATATGCGAACATTACACCATCAAATGTAACATATACATTGCAGAATGGTAAACAGCTAACTATTGCTACATCAAAAGAAACGGAAACATATTTTGAATATGAAACCGAAATAAATGATGAAAAAAGAAATATAATCCTTTTAAGAGATGAGTTTGTGCCAGCTGCTATGAGAGAACTAAAAACTATTTTTGATATTAATGTTTAATATATGTCACAAAATTCTATTGTAAAAACAAACCAATTTGAAATACAATCTTTAGTAATTTTATCTCCAAATCAAAATATAGAAATTGATATTCGTTCTATTTTTGAAGAATTAAATATACATGATAGTGTTTTATTAAATACAATATCTGGTGATATTATTATCACCGATTCTATTGGTGTTTTAAAGGGATTTGAATTTGATGGATTTCAATACTTATATGTTGAAATGTCAAAAACTGAAGATAAAAGATTTTCATATAAAAAATTATTTCATATTTACAAACAAAGTTTAAAATATACAATTAAACCAGGAGCTGTTTCTTATAGATTAAATTTTATTTCTGATGAATATACCACATCGGAACAAACAAAAGTTGCACAACACTATCAATTTCCTTATTCAAAAACAGCTCAATTAATTTTAAAAGACTATTTAAAAATACAAAAAGAAAAGTTTGGTCAATTTAGTGATTCAAAAGGTATCAGAAGTGTTATTATTCCTACAATGACACCGTTAGATGCTATTACATGGTGTTCAAAAAGAGCTTTAGATGTAAATGATAAACCAACTTTTTTGTTTTTTGAAAATTCTGATGGTTTTAATTTTATGTCTCTGAATGATATTTTCAAACAAACACCTTTACATGACATTAATATATCACCAAAAAATATAGTAGATAATATGAACATTGAACTTTTTGGTACTAGAAATTATGAGGTCATTGATCAATATGATTTTATTCAAAATGTAACATCTGGTGTATTTGCAAAAACTGGAAGATTTTATGATATTTTAAACAGAACATTTAGAGAAATAAAAAGTGATTATTTTAAAGATCAAATTGGACTTACTTCTCTTAATCCACAAAAAAATGCACCACCAGCTAAAGTTAATGTGCATAATTTAAGACCAGAACAAGCTTATCAAAGCAAATATGTATCATATTATTACAATTCAAACCCAAAAGGTAATGAAGAATCTCCTGAAAAATGGTTGTTACAAAGAGAAGCTATATTTCAAAATTTGTTTGCTAAAAGAATTAGAATTGAAATGGCTGGTTTATTCACATACACCTCTGGAAAATTGTTGAAAGTATTTGTTCCAAATTTTTCAGTAAGTACAAAACAAGATGAGGGTTTAAATCAATTCTTAACAGGCAATTACATGATCATAGCTACACAACATAAATTGAGAGCAGAAGGGCAAGAGCACACAACAATAATGGATTTGGTATCAGATTCAACTATAAATATTAAATAATAATGTTACTATCACAATCATATTTTGGAATTGGAATTGTTGAAGATAATAATGATCCTGAAAAATTTGGTAGGGTTCGTGTGCGTATATTTGATATTCATGGAAATGATAAGGTAAGAATTCCAACGGATAAATTACCATTTGCTCATGTGCTTCATGCTGCAAACAATAAGAGTAAATTTGAAACAATAGCCATTGGAGATTGGGTCTATATAACAACTCTAGATGGCCAAAATGCACAAGAAATTTTAGTTCTTGGTGTTTTACCTGGCTATGTTAAACCGATAACAACACTATCAACAACTGGAGTCACACCAGGCCTACAGGTATTTGATGATGGTTCCAGCATTCAAACATTGGATGATGGGTCAACTCTATTAACCGACTCTGATGGAAATATAACTTCCATAGACGCACCATAAAAAGAACATAATATGGCATTTATTGTAATAGACATAAGAAAAGAACAACAAGATGTTAGAGTAGCTCAATATGAGTTGGCTATTTCTAGAGGTGCGACGGAAGAAGAAGCACAAAATGCCGCAGCAGCTGCTAGTAATCTTGTTGGCGCACAACTTTTATCACAGATAGATTTGAGTAGTGGGCCTGTAGTTCCTATCAACCCCTATGATCCGTATTACACAAACCTTGTTGGTCAACAATATATTCCTACTGTGGATTTGACAGAAGATCAACAAAATATTAATCCAAATATATCTGGTGTAGGTGCTGCAGCATCAAATACTAGAGGTACAATTATATCTTCTATTAACCAACAACTCACACATGAATGCGGCACGACTCCGTACATTAGACAATTTGCAGGTTTCTGTCATGGCATAGCCCAACAAATTGCGAATGGTATCAGGTTTGCAATAAACAAAGTTTTAGAAGCTTTTGGACTAGATCCAGCCTTGTCTGGAATTGCTGCTACGATAAGAAGAATTGCAAATACAATATCAGAAATTGCAAATGTTGCTAAGTTAATTAACAAATTCATTAATGAGGTTGTTTTAGTTATTGCACAAATTAAGGCCTTAATTGAATATATTTTAAGTTTACCAGCAAAACTTCTCGCACTTTTCAAAAAATGTTTGCAAGAAGCTCAAGCTGAACTTACTAGAGCTATTTTTGATACACTTAATACCGGTACAGATAACCTTATTGGTCAAACAACAAGAGAACTTAGTAATTTAGCCGAACAAACACAAAGTTTGGTAAATGAAACCAATAAATTAATAGACGCTCCGGGTAGAATTATTTCTGGCATTGCTGATCCAGCTACACTAAGTACAAGTGAAAGAAACGATTTAATAATAAAACTTTTTCCTAATAATCCGCCACCAGATGAAGTGTTTAATTCGTTTGGTAATGGAGCAACTGCATAATCATGGCTGACACAAACACTACATTCACACCAGAAGAAGAAGCTCTATTAGTTAAAGGAGAATCTTTTGGTGGATTTACACAAAGACCAATTGGAATTGGTGAGTATCCGTATGTTACTGTTGAAGAAACAGCATCAGGCCATACAAAAATTGAAGATAACACTGTTGGTTCTGAAAAACTTGTTGAAATTCACCGAACTGGAACTTACACAGCAATACTTCCTGATGGATCACAAGAAAATAAAATTGTAGGTAGAAATGTTGTTATTGTTGAAAAAAATAATGAAGTAACAATATTAGGTGCTTGTAATATTACCATTCACGGAGATTCAAACATTGAGGTGAAAGGTAACAAATATGAAAGAGTTATAGGCAATTATATATTAGAAGTTCAGGGAGATTTTACAAAAACTGTTATTGGAGATGATAGCACCTCTGTTGGCGGTGATGCTAATCTTCTTGTTAGTCCAACAGGAACAGGAAAATTTAGAATAACCACAGGTGAAGCTGGGTCAGCTATTAATAGCTCTTTATTTGTTGATGGAGAAGTACAGGCTACATCAATTTCATCAAAAACATCCGTCACCGCTGGCACAGGAATTGTGGCTGGTATTCCAGGATCAAGTGTTACAGGATCAGAGTTTGCGGGAATTAGAACTTTAGGTGGAATCACAGTTGGTGCAATGACGCCAGCATTACCAGGTTGTGTTGACGCTGTTGTGAATGTTAAATCACCATTAATTACTGGTGTGCAAGTTTTAGATATTAGAGGTCCAATGGAACTAATAAGACAGATGTTCAATGGACATATACACCCAACTCCAAGAGGTCCATCGGGTCCTCCTATACCTTTGATGTAATGGAATTATTATGGCCGCAAATAGTGTATTCGCTCGTTTAAATTATAGTTTTGATGATAAAAAGTTTGGCGATAGCATTTATCTAACCGATCAAGCGAAAAAATTTCTAGAACTTGCTCCTCCTGATGTTACAGAATGGCAACAAAATGATATTGCTGATGATGTAGTATCAAGAAGTAGATATTATGTAAATCCAACAGCCGATGTTTGTTCTACACTTTTAGCTAATGCTAACATAATTTTTGAATCTGCTAATAGTGATCCAGCAAACACATTCACACAGACAGGTGCTGGTAATGCTGCTATGGATTTGGCAAATACAACAGCATTATTCATCACAGAAATTATAGCATTTAAGTCTCACACAGATAATATATCCGGACTAACAATTGCAACATCTAACAGCACAACAATTCCACAATTTGATTCGGTTGTTAGTATTGGCCAACAACTTTTAACTTTAACTAATACAACAGACGGCATCTCCAATTCAACACCAATGCTTGGTAGTTTAACTAGCCTGTTTATTGGTGACGATTTAGCTAATAATAATTTAATTATCCACACCGATAGGCTTGCTATGGATGCTGCCAATGTGGGTGGAATATCAAGTTTAACGGCAAATCAAATTAACCTTATTATAACTCATGTGCAAACAGCCAATACTTTAGTTAGTACCAGAAGATATCACGATTGGAATTTTTACGAAAAATCATATCAAATTTTAAGTGATTATTACTTTGTTAAAAAATTCACGAATATGGGTAACACAAGTACATATTTGGTTAATAATTTGATTGGAACTGACCTTATAAAGACTAATATTGCCAACACATAGAATAAATAGAACATGGCATCCTCAATAATCAATAGACAGTATAGTGATCTGGACCTGAATTTCACAATTCATCCAGTCAGAAAAGATATTAATAGATGGACAGATGAACAAGCTGTCATACATTCTGTTCGGAATCTATTGGTTACAAATCATTACGAGAGACCATTTCAACCGGACTTGGGTTCTAATGTTCGTAGAATGTTGTTTGAACCATTAGACAATATTACTGCATCAAACTTAGAAAGAGAAATAAGGCAAGTTATTAGTAATTTTGAACCTAGAGTTACAATAACAACTTTACAGGTTGCACCAAATGAGCAACAAAATGCATTTGGTGTATACATGGAGTTTGAAATTATTAACAGAACTGAACCAATAACAATAAGATTTTTGCTGCAACGGATAAGATAAAATGGCTAATAGACTCCGTGTAACGGAACTTGATTTTGATCAAATCAAAAATAATTTAAGAACATTTCTAAAACAACAGTCTCAATTTCAAGATTATGATTTTGAAGGTGCTGGTTTAAACATTCTTTTAGATTTGTTGGCATACAACACACACTACAACGCATATTATCTTAATATGGTTGCCAATGAATCATTTTTAGATACTGCTATTCTAAGAGATTCTGTTGTGTCTCATGCTAAAATGTTGAATTATGTTCCATTTTCTTATACTTCACCTAAAGCTATTATTAACGTGACAATTGATTCCGGGACAACAACTCCTGAAGAAGTAACTATTCCTAAAGGTTACATTTTCTTATCAAATCCAATTGACGGCACATCGTATAGTTTTGTGACACTCAATCAATATACGGCTACAA